CAGCCTCTCTATGGGCAGTCGGTGATCCGAAGGATGCCGCCGAGTGGGGAATTTTTTCAATGGCAAGGCCAGCTACGAACGCCAGCGCTTCACCATCGCTCATGAACTGGGCCACTTCATCCTGCATCGCCGCCAGCGGCTGAACTTCAGTTGTGACAAGGCGAGCGTCTACTCCGGCGCCGACAACATCCGCACCATCGAGCGCGAGGCCGATGACTTCGCGAGCAACCTGCTGATGCCCGGCGATCTGCTGCGCGATTGGATCTCCGATCAGCGGATCGACCTGCACGTCCTGAGTGCCATCGCCCAGCGTTTCGAGGTCTCGTTCGAGTCGCTGTGTATCCGCTTCATCAAGTTCACGCCCCAGCGGGCGATCCTGGTCTATTGGGACAATGGGTTCGCAAAGTACGAGTGGCGCAGTAGCAGTGCCGTCAAGACGCGCGCACGCATCCGCCGCGATGGCGATCCGGCGGAGCCGCCGCCCGGCACCCTCGCTGCCGATGCAGGGGTCGAGCAGGAGTGGTACGGCGAGGAAATGTCTGCAGCGATCTGGTGCGCGGAGGAAGCGCCGCACATGAAGCTGCGCGAGTTCAAGCACAGCTACGGCGCGCATGACCGGATCCTCACCCTCCTGCTACTCGAAAGCGCAGAGCCACGATCATGGGATCGGTCGTGGCATGACGAGGAAACCTCCGATAGCTTTGATCAGTTCGTCTCGAACGGTCAGTTACCAGTGTAGGTTTCGTAAGTGATCCATAACGACCTTAACAGACTTGTTTTTACGGTGTATGCTGTCACCTATACCTCTGAATATAATCAATAACCATCCAAAAGGAATCAAATGAGTCTTAAGTTTTATACAATTGATACGGATTCGGTAGTTGGTGGTTACGTAGTTTTAGCATCGACAAAGTATCAATTCGCAATTGATTATTTTGTCCCGTTGATCGGCCGTCTTGATATTCAGCGCGATGCATTGAATACGAAATTCTATAGCCGACTTGAAGATGATATTATAAGAGGGTGCGTAATGCCTCCTATTACTATTGCTCTGATTGATCCATCTTCTTCGCAGGGTAGGGTGCAGAAAGAAATTGAAGAATATATTTCCCAAAATATTGGAAGTGCTTTTGTTCTTGATGGGATTCAGAGATTGAATACATTGCGTCGGGCATCTATTAAAAATGGATTTGATGCTAATCGATCAATACATGTAAACTTTATTATTTCCAGTTCACGAGATAAGTTGTTGTATCGAATGATTACACTCAATAACGGTCAAAAACCGATGTCTGCACGACATCAAATTGATGTATTAGCCGATGCATTCTTTGATTTTGATGGGGTCGACTTAAAGCTTGTTGCGGAAAAAGGGAAGGGGCGAGTTCGAGCTCCGGAGTCTTTCAAAAAAGCCGACTTCATTAAAGGATATGTTGCATATTTGAGTGGATCTGTGAATGTCGATAATCAAAAAATTATTGAGGAGAAGATGGATGAACTCATTGCATCAAAGATTATTGATTCAGATATTCCGACCAGTAAGGTTGAGTTTTCTGATGTCGTAAATATCATCAATAAGTTTAGTAAATCAGATAGTTTGCGCGACTGGATAAGGGTCCAAAATAATTTTATAGGATTTTGCGTCGGAGCAAAGACATCGGCTGCAGATCTTAATTTGTTGAGTATCAAGGATATTGATGATTCTATCTCGAATTTTGAGCAAGCTTTTTCTTCAATTAATGTCAGTAAGGTTAACTTGGGAAAGGTGCGCCGCGAATTGGTAGCATATTTCTTTCAAAACTACCGCAGCCTGAGTAAGTTGGATGAGTTTGATCTCCTGGATAAAATATCTGATAGGATTTGAACGTGCCTGCACAAATATCTGGCATCCTCCTTGAAGGACTAGGCAGAATTCCGAAAAATGCAGATCATTCGTATCAATATCTATTGATGCGCCTGCTCTTGGGGACGGCGAAAATATCTAGAGGGAGGATCCGGGGAAAGCAGGCGGTTGACTACTCTTCATTGCCCGCAATTTTTCAAACTAAGACCCCAGCCAATGCTGTAAAAGATTTTTTGATGAGCTATTCGATTGGGGGTAGCGTCGAGCGATTCATAAAATTGACTCTTGGCGATAATAGAGAATTCTATAAAGAAATTCTTTCTGAATTTCTTAATTTCAAATACAAACCTTGCAAGGTAGTAATACTAGTGCCTTTGTTTTTCTTTATAGAATACTGGAGCGAGTTTCTTACTCCGTTCCGCTACTTTATGCATCTACCCAGAGTGACTACCGGGGAACATTTAAGGATTTGAAAGCAATTCTTAATCCTGATATTGAGGGGGAGTTGGGACTATTCAAAAAATTCTTAAATCAAGGTAAGTTCATTGACCCGATAAAGCTGCAAGTTGCTCAAAAAATATCATTTGGATCTACCAGTCGCCATGGTGCTGATTACTATAAGTTGACTTGTAAAAATATGATAATTTTGTGAGTAAAAATAATGTTGACCTAGAGTTAGAAATTAAATTTTCTGACATTCCAGAATTTTTAGTTAATATAAGGAATAGATTTTTCCATTTGAGAATTGGCGATGGGAGGGGAAATATAACTACTATTGATATGCCAGACTCTGATGAGTATTTTGGAAAAATTAACCCGGTGATTGCAAGTTTTCTGGCAATAGTGACTCTGCACACTATCTCTGCCAAGTATCACGTTTAGGCTGATTTTTATAGGGTGAAGTAGTATTGTTTTTCGCTAATTCTGGTCGATTAAAATTAATTGTTAAATGTGGTTTGGTTGGTGAGAAGATAGAGTTGTACTGGAGAAATTTCGTCAGATATTAGTGTTTTTGATAGTCGTAATTTAGTAATTTTTATTAACTTTCGCTATCAAATAACACTTGATTTTTGATGATGAAGACGCGTAATTGTAAAGTTAATTTCAATCGTGCATTCTCGAATGCATAGAGGAAGTTATGTGGCGTACTTTCACACCATCGCAGATTTCCGCCGAAACACGTTACACGGAGTGCCCTTCGTTCTTAGCATGAGCAGCGTTTTCCACATGAACGCCTGCCATGCACAACGACGAACTCATCTTCTGCGCGAACGCCGACCGGCCGCGTCACCCCCATCAAGAAATCGCTGACCTGCTCGCCGTGGCGCTCCTGCGCCTGCGTGCCAAGGACTCGGCGCGCGACCATTCGACCACCTCGCACGAGAAAGACGAGGTTGGCCTTGGCTTTTCTGCCCACCAGCGCGTGAATGCGAACCCCGATCAGCAAAAAGGAGTTCGCGCATGAAAACACACGCACCACAGGCCGACGCCGCCAGCGTGGCGGCCAGGGTCGCCCAACTTCCCCACCTTTCCATGGACAGCCTCTGGGCGCTGTGGGACGAGCATTTCGACGAGCGCCCGAATCACCATCACCGGACCTGGCTCGAAACCCGCCTCGCGTACAAGATCCAGGAGCGCGCCTTCGGCGGCCTGAAGGGATCCGTGCGCCGCAAGCTGGAGGAGATCGGCGAGACCGGCATCCTGCCACCCCGTCTGCGCCGCGAGGCCGATCGCCTGCTGCCGGGCACCATCCTCACCCGCGTCTATGACGATGTGGAGCACCAGGTGCTGGTGCGCGGCATGCGCGACTTCGAGTATCGCGGGCAGCGCTTCACGAGTCTCACGGCGGTGGCCAAGGTCATCGCCGGCTGCCCCTGGTCCGGTCCGGTGTTCTTCGGCCTCAAGACCAAGAAGAAGGAGGCAGCATGAAATCCCATCGCACCATACCGGCGCAGCCGACGCTTGCGCCCAGGAAACGCTGCGCGATCTACACCCGCAAGTCCACCGACGAAGGGCTGGACCAGGAGTACAACAGCCTCGAGGCCCAGCGGGATGCTGGCCTGGCTTTCGTGTTGAGCCAACGCAGCGAGGGTTGGACCGCAGTGCATGACAGCTACGACGACGGCGGCTACTCCGGCGGCAATCTGGATCGCCCGGCGCTCAAGCGGCTCATGGCGGACATCGAGGACGGCCGCATCGACATCGTGGTCGTCTACAAGATCGATCGCCTGACGCGCAGCCTTCCGGATTTTGCCAAACTGGTAGAGGTGTTCGATCGCAACGGTGTGAGCTTCGTCTCGGTCACGCAGCAGTTCAACACGACGACCTCGATGGGGCGGCTCACCCTGAACATCCTGCTGTCCTTCGCGCAGTTCGAGCGCGAGGTCACGGGCGAGCGCATCCGCGACAAGATCGCCGCCAGCAAGGCCAAGGGCATGTGGATGGGCGGCATGCCTCCCCTCGGGTACGACGTCGTCGAGCGCAAGCTGCTGATCAACGAGCCGGAGGCCGATCTGGTGCGGTACATCTTCCGCCGCTACGCCGAGCATGGATCGGCGGCCGAGATCGTGCGTGAGTTGGCGGTCGAAGGACGCACCACCAAGGCCTGGCAAACACAGGGCGGCCAGTTCCGTGCAGGCCGGCCGATCGACCAGCAGTACCTCTTCAAGATGCTGCGCAATCGGATCTACCTGGGCGAGATCCAGCACAAGGGCACCAGCTTTCCCGGCCAGCACGAGGCCATCATCGACCTGGAACTCTGGAACGCCGCTCACGCCTTTGTCGAGCGCCGCAAGCAAGGCCCGCGCGAGGGCGTCACGCAGCATCCCGCGCTGCTCGCCGGGCTGCTCCACGCCCCCGATGGTCAGTTGATGATCCACAGCTACACGCGCAAGAAGAATGGACGGCTGTATCGCTACTACGTGCCGTACCTGCACAAGCGGCGCAGTGCCGGCGCGACCCTCGTGCCTGGCGCCACCGATATCGGTCCGTTGCCTGCTGCCGAGATCGAAACGGCGGTGCTCGAGCAGATTCAGCAGGCGTTGCGCGCGCCGGAGTTGATGCTGGCGACCTGGCGTTCTTGCCAAAAGCACCCCAAGGGTGCCCACCTGGAGGAAGCACAGGTGGTCGTCGCCATGCAGCGCATCGGTGCGGTCTGGGACCAGTTGTTCCCGAAGGAGCAGCAGCGCATCACGCGTCTGATGATCGAGCGGGTTCAGCTGCACGAGCAGGGCCTGGACATCCTCTGGCGCGAGGACGGTTGGTTGGGCCTCGGTGAGGACATCGGCAGCCACCCCTTGGTGGAAGAAACCAGGGGATCTGCAGAGGAGGTCTGCGCGTGAAAACCACTGCAACCCTGGTCAAGTATCCGGACAATCCCAAGCAGCGCAACGTCCGTATCGAGATCGGCCAGGATGCCCGCAACTATGTCACTGGCCAGCAGCGCGTGACGATGGTGCCACTGACGATCCGGCGCAAACAGTATCGCAAGGTGATGATCCCACCCCCAGGCGAACCGTCCGTACTGGGAACAGGCGGGGAAGACATCCCCATGATCCGCACGCTGGGCAAGGCCTTCTACTGGCAGAAGCTTTTGGATCAAGGGAAGTTCGCCACCATCCGGGACCTCGCACGGTCCATGAAACTGGAACCAGGATGGGTGGCAGAGGTGCTGCGTATGACGACGCTGGCACCGGACATCATCGAAGCCATCCTGGACGGGCAGCAGCCCCGTCATCTCAATCTGCAGACCCTACGCGGGCGACACGATCAATTGCCGCGCGACTGGGAAGAGCAGCGCAAAGCGCTCGGATTTTCGAACTGATCAGCTGGTGAATCAGCGCAACCCGGACGGCGAGCCATGTGCTCGCCGTTTGTGCGTCTGGATCTTGGGCATTGGCGAACCAGGAGTTTCCGCGTAGTTCGCCATTCGCTCCCTCGTATGTTCGCCACCCGAAATCTCCAATGACACCTGTTCCTCAACAACGTCATTGGAGGTTTATATGCCGACACCGGCAACCCTGAATCCCCGGTCGCCCCGCGAAGCGATCAACAGCTTTTCTCCCGGCGATCGTCGGGTGCTCAACGAGAACGAACTGGCACAGCGCTGGGGCATCAGTCCCAAGACTCTACAGCGCTGGCGCAGTGAGGGTCGAGGCCCGAAGTACCTGAAGTTGTCCAAGCGGGTCAGCTACCCGCTGGAGACCGTCATCGACTTCGAAGCCAGTGCTCTGCACGACTCGACGTCCGAACGCTCGGTTCGCTGATCGGAGAAGGTTATGAACGAAATCACCATCTTCCCCGAGCAATTGTCCGCCATGTCGGATGCCCAGCTGGCAGCGTTGCCAGCGAGCCAACTCTACGAGGCCCACCTCAACCTCGCGCAGTTGGTCGATTGGGTCAAGAAGGCGCAGGCCAAAGTCCACGCCGCCATGCAGCGCCGCTACAGCGAGCAGGAACGTGCCGTCCGCGCCGAGGCCGGCAAGGACTTCGGCACCGTGCGCTTCAACGACGGTCTGCTCCGCATCACCGTCGACACCCCGAAACGCGTGAGCTGGGATCAGAAGCAGCTCGCCGCCATTGCCCAGCGCATCGCCGCTTCCGGCGAACGGGTCGAGGACTACCTGGACATCGAGTTCAGCGTCCCAGAGTCCCGCTTCAACAACTGGCCGACCGCTCTGCGTGAGCAGTTCGAGCCCGCTCGCACCGTCAAGCCCGGCAAGGCGTCCTACGACCTGGCCATCAACTCCGAGGACTGAACCATGAGCACTGAACTGATTCCGTTTGATTTCGAGGGCCAGCCGGTCCGTGTCGTCACCGATGCTCAGGGCGAACCGTGGTTCGTGGCAGCCGATGTGTGCGCAGCACTGAGCTTGCCCAACACCACCCGTGCGCTTGAACGTCTGGACCAGGATGAACAAGCCCTGATTTCAATTCAGGGCATCTCTCGCGGTAACGACGAAGTCAATGTCGTCAACGAGCCTGGCCTCTACGGTCTGGTGCTTGGCAGCCGCAAGCCCGAGGCCAAGCGCTTCAAGCGCTGGGTCACGCACGAGGTCCTGCCTGCCATCCGCAAAACCGGCTCCTACTCCATGCCCAGCGCGCAACCGGCGCTGCCGGCACCGACACAGGATTGCGTCTCTGCCATCCTGCTGATTGGTGACGCCGTGGCCAAGGTGCCCGGTGTAAAGGCCGGCATCGCGATGGCCGCTACGCTGACCTGCATCCACGAGAACACGGGTCTGGCGGTCGAGACGCTGCGCCGGGCGCTGCCGGCAGCCAACGAGCCGAATCTGCACGCTCAATGCCACCCAGCTGCGGCAAGTTGCTCAACCGCCCGGCCAGGGACCACGAATCAGTTGCTGGCATCCAGCGGACTCCAGTTCCGCAACGACCGCGACGAGTGGGAGCTGACCGAGGCTGGCGAAGCCTGGGCCGAGGCCATGCCGTACTCGCGCAACGGCCACAGCGGCTACCAGATCCTCTGGAACCCGGCTGTTGCCGAGCAGCTGAAAGAGGTGGCGTGATGGCACTCCCGATCATCACCGCTGACCAGCGGCTGCGCGAGAAGAAGGGCGTCAAGCTGGTGCTGCTGGGCAAGAGCGGCATTGGCAAGACCAGCCAACTCAAGACCCTGCCCGAGGCCTCTACCTTGTTCGTCGACCTCGAGGCCGGTGACCTGGCCGTCAAGGACTGGCGTGGCGACTGCGTGCGCCCGACCACCTGGCCAGAGTTTCGCGACCTGGTGGTCTTCCTGGCCGGCCCCAACCCGGCGCTGCCGCCGGAGGCCCCGTTCTCTGAAGCGCACTACCAGCATGTCTGCGAGCGCTACGGCGATCCGTCCCAGCTGACCAAGTACGACACCTACTTCGTGGACAGCATCACCGTGCTGGCGCGGCTGGCGCTGATCTGGGCCAAGGCCCAGCCGCAAGCGGTATCCGAGCGCACCGGCAAGCCCGACACGCGCGGGGCCTACGGTCTGCTCGGCACCGAGATGCTGACCGCGCTCACGCACCTGCAGCACGCCCGCGGCAAGCATGTCGTGTTCGTGGCCATCCTCGACGAGCGCGTCGATGACTTCAACCGCAAGGTGTTTGTGCCGCAGATCGAAGGGGCCAAGACCGCCGCTGAACTGCCGGGCATCGTCGATGAGGTCGTGACCTTGGCCGAGATCAAGGCCGAGGACGGCAGTACCTACCGCGCCTTCGTCACCCAGACCGTCAACGTCTACGGCCTGCCAGCCAAAGACCGATCCGGCCAGCTCGACTTGCTCGAGCCGCCCGACCTGCGCGCACTGATCGACAAGTGCGCCGCCGCCACCCGTATCCCCCATTCCCAGGAGTAAGTCATGACCGCATGGAACGATTTCAACGACGCCGAACAGCAGCAGAGTTTCGAACTCATCCCCAAAGGCACCGTCGCCAAGGTCCGCATGACCCTCAAGCCGGGCGGCTACGACGATCCGGCGCAGGGCTGGACGGGCGGCTACGCCACGCAGAGCTTCGAGACCGGTTCGATCTACCTGGCATGCGAGTTTGTCATCCTGGAAGGGGAGTTCGCCCGCCGCAAGATGTGGTCGAACGTGGGCCTGCACAGCCCCAAGGGTCCAGCCTGGGGCAATATGGGCCGCACCTTCATCCGTGCCGCGCTCAACAGCGCCCGCAATGTCCCGCCGAAGGACAACGGTCCGCAGGCCGCCGCCGCGCGCCGCATCCAGGGCTTCCATGAACTCGATGGCCTGGAGTTCGTCGCCCGCATCGATGTCGAGAAGGACGGACGAGGCGATCCACGCAACGTGGTCAAGATGGCCGTGGAGCCGGGCGAGCCTGACTACGCCTTGGTCCTCGGTCATGCGCCGGCCGTCCCCTCCGCACCGGCGGCGCCGCGTGCGAGCACATCCACCTCTGTCCCAACGTCGACTGCACGACCGAGCGTGTCGGGCAAACCGGCCTGGGCTCAATAAGGAAGGGAGATGAAATGCTGGGTCTGCAAACGACAGGCCCGGGGCTTCGGCCACACCGACATCCGTCATGGTGTGGGCGACCCCCGGCGCTATCCCATCGATTGGGCATTCTGCTCGCAACGCTGCCAGAACGCCTTTCATGCGCTGTACGGCAACTGGCTGCGGGTCAAGGACGGCCGCATGGACATCCAGGAGGTCAGCATGATCGATCCATCTGATGTCGAACTGGCCGCGATGCGCCAATGCCTGAAGGCTTTCGGCGAGATGGCCGGCGAGATCGGCTTTGCCAAACCGCTGGGCGACTACTCCGAGGCCGAGGCACTGCAAGTGATCGATGCCATCGTGACCTGCTACACCGACGCGATGGTCGAGCACCACGAGGCGAGCAAGTACCCGCCGGTGCGCGGCATGAAACCGACGCCCGACCCACTGATCAGTCCGTTCGCCGACATGGAGGACGACCTGCCCTGGGAAGAACCGAAGGGGAAGCAACCATGATGGACTTCAACTCCTCATCAAGCATCTCGGGCCAGATCACCGCCTTGGTCGATGCCGGCATGCAGCAGGCCCGGGCCCGTCAGACCGAGCGCCAGTACCTCGGGGCCTCGCGCCTGGGCGTGGCCTGCGAGCGTGCTTTGCAGTACGAGTACGCCAAGGCGCCCATCGACCATGGGCGCGGTCTGCCCGGCCGGATGCTGCGCATCTTCGAGCGCGGTCATGTCATGGAGGACTGCATGGTCGCTTGGCTGCGTGAAGCGGGCTTTGACCTGCTCACCCGCAAGGCCGACGGCGAGCAGTTCGGCTTCTCAGCAGTCGATGGCTGCCTGAAAGGCCATGTCGACGGTGTCATCGTCGGTGGCCCGGAGGGCTTCGGCTATCCCGCGCTCTGGGAGAACAAGTGCCTGGGCGCCAAGTCCTGGCGCGATCTGGAGAAGAACGGCTTGGCGGTGTCCAAGCCGGTCTATGCCGCCCAGGTGGCGGTCTACCAGGCCTACCTCGAACTGCATGAGCACCCGGCAGTCTTCACCGCGATCAACGCCGATTCGATGGAGATTTACACCGAGCTCGTGCCCTTTGATCCTGCGCTGGCGCAGCGCATGTCGGATCGGGCCGTCAAGGTCATCACTGCGACCCAGGCCGGCGAGTTGCTGCCGAGGTCGTTCTCAGAGTCGACGCACTTCGAATGCCGGATGTGCGCCTGGCAAGACCGGTGCTGGAGGGCAGCGACATGATGAACACATCAGTGAACGAAGTCCTGCGCGAGCGTCTCATCGACGCTCGTGAGGCGGCGCATTGCCTGAACCTGCAGCTGTACCTGCTCACCCATCCCAAGGAGCGTGATCGTCTCCAGATTCCGCACTACCGGGTTGGCAAGCTGGTGCGCTTCAAGCTGCACGAGTTGATGGCGTGGATGGAGTCTCAGCAGACCTTGACCACGACAGTTGTCGAGGAGAGCGAATGATCGATTTCAACGACACCCCGCCACCCGTCGATCAGAACCGTGACACCGAGCGCGAGGAGGTGCGCGCCGAACTGCTGGCCCGTCTCGAGTCGGTGCTGTTGACCCTGTTTCCGGCCGGCAAGAAGCGCAGAGGCAAGTTCTACATTGGCGACATCCTTGGCAGCCCCGGTGACAGCCTCGAGGTGGTGCTCGAAGGCGAGAAGGCCGGCTTGTGGACTGACCGCGCCGACAACACCGGCGGCGACGTCTACGCCCTGATCGGCGGGCACTTCGGCATCGATGTCCACGGCGACTTCCCACGCGTCCTGGATACCGCTGTCGATCTGCTCGGCCGTGCCCGATCCACCCCGGTGCGCAAGCCCCGCAAGAAGGAGGTGCCTATCGATGAGCTCGGTCCCGCGACGGCCAAGTGGGACTACCTGGACGCCAGTGGCAACCTGATCGCCGTCGTCTACCGCTACGACCCACCTGGAGGCAGGAAGGAGTTCCGGCCCTGGGATGCCAAGCGGCGCAAGATGGCGCCGCCCGAGCCACGACCGCTGTACAACCAGCCCGGCATGGCGGCGGCCAGCACGGTGATTCTGGTCGAAGGCGAGAAATGCGCGCAGGCGCTGATCGACCTTGGGCTTTGCGCGACCACGGCGATGCACGGCGCCAATGCGCCGATCGACAAGACCGACTGGTCGCCGCTGGCCGGCAAGACCGTGCTGGTCTGGCCCGACAAGGACAAGCCGGGCTGGGAGTATGCCGATCGTGCCTCACAGGCGCTGCTGATGGCGGGGGCCAAGTCCTGCCACATCCTGTACCCACCCGAGGATGCGCCCGAGGGCTGGGATGCGGCCGACGCCAGGAGCGAAGGCTTCGACGTTGCGGGCTTCATCGCCCATGGCCCGCGTCTGCAGATGCACCTCATCTCCGACGACCCGGAGCTCGATCCTGCCCAGGCAGGCAACGGCATAGAGGAGTCGGTCTGGGGCACTGAGGATGCGCTTGCGCTGGCCTTCACGCGGCGCTACCACCGCGACTGGCGCTATGTCGCGACCTGGGGGCGCTGGCTGGTTTGGGACGGTCACCGCTGGCGTGCCGAGGACACGCTGGCTGCCACCGATCTGATCCGTCATGTCTGTCGCCAGGCGGCCATGAAGGCGGACAACCCCAAGATCGCAGCCAAGCTGGCGGCCTCCAGCACCGTGGGCGGCGTCGAACGGCTGGCCCGCGCGGATCGCCGGCATGCTGCCACGACCGATGAGTGGGATGCCGATCCGTGGCTGCTCAACACGCCCGGAGGGGTGGTCGACCTCAAGACGGGGCGCCAGCGTCCGCACGACCGTGCCGATCGGATGACCAAGATCACCACGGCTACGCCTGCGGGCGACTGCCCCACCTGGCGCCAGTTCCTCGACGAGGTCACTGGCGGCGACAAGGAGCTCCAGGCCTATCTGCAGCGCATGGTCGGCTATGCGCTCACCGGCTCGACGAGGGAACACGCATTGTTCTTCCTCTACGGCACGGGCGCCAACGGCAAGTCGGTGTTCGTCAACACGCTGGCCACCATCCTGGGTGACTACGCGACCAACGCGCCGATGGACACCTTCATGGAGACGCGCACCGACCGGCATCCGACCGACATGGCCGGTCTGCGCGGCGCGCGCTTCGTGGCAGCGATCGAAACGGAGCAGGGCCGGCGCTGGGCCGAGTCCAAGGTCAAGAACCTCACCGGGGGCGACAAGATCTCGGCGCGCTTCATGCGGCAGGACTTCTTCGAGTTCTTCCCGCAGTTCAAGCTCTTCGTGGCGGGCAACCACAAGCCGGCGATCCGCAACATCGACGAGGCGATGAAGCGCCGCCTGCACCTGATCCCGTTCACGATCACCGTCCCACCGGAGCGGCGCGACAAACACCTGCAGCAGAAATTGCTGGCCGAGCGTGACGGCATCCTGGCCTGGGCCGTGCAGGGCTGC